AATGATACCGATAGGCTGTTCTGCGTTATCGGGGTCAACCACCACCGTACTAATCAAGCACGGATCAAGATAGCCTAAGCGCACCGCGCCTGAGTATTCATTAACGAAAGTCGGATAACACTGCTCGCCATACATCGACAGCTCGCGGACTTTTTTAACCAGCTTGACGTCCATCAGATTAACAGGATGATTCCAAAAGTCGTTTAACAGCTTCTGGATAATCTCATCATCGGCTTTCAGCTTCATGCCATCGGCTAAAATGTAAGCAATCGGCAACTCAATCAAGCGATTTGCCAGCGTGTTACTTTCCCAAAGATACGCCGCTATGTCCTGCATACGTCGTTGATTCATCGGCAGCAAATCGCGCAATGCGTCCCCGCTTAAGGGTCGCCAATCCGCATCATCGTTATCAATCGTCTGCCCGATACCCGAATAGGCTTCACGTAGGGGTTGAGGCAATGGGTCGTTTTTAATAGCTTCAATAAACCAAGTCAGGGGATTTTTCATATTAATTAATCTTGTCGGTGAACTAAACGGCGGCGGTTTGCCATGCTGTCAGGTATGTAACAATCATCATCAGCTTCAACGCTTGCGCCTGCCGATTCGATATCACTTATAAAATCATTGTAGGCATCGCTGAGTGGATCAACTTGATCGTCATTAACACCATTGGGGAATAGCCGAAGCTCTTCGATAAAGAGCCTGTTCCATGCCCCGCGTAGCATCCGTACATTGCCGATATTTATTTGAGATGCAACAGGGAAAGCACGAGTTTCCTTATCACCGCTAACTCGCTCTGCTTTTACACTAAAGCCCTGTAACACTTTGACAAAGTTTTTTACTTGATACTTTCCAGCCTGTGCAGGGTCTTGTGGAATGCGTATCTTTACCTGCTTACCATCTCGTTGCGCTGTATTTAGCAAGATGCGCTCAACGTCTTCAGGTGCATATTGCCCGCGTACTACATCAACAACATAAACTAATTTATTGCGACTATCGTAACCAAGTTTTAAGCCTACCGTGTAATCTCCACCATTTGCCGTACTGGCAAAATCCCACGCCCTGATGATTTGCAAACCTGCGGGCAACGCATCAACTGTCTCGATAAAGTCAGGCTTAAAAAAGTTTCCTTCTGCTATGGTTGGGTTTTGCTGATATAAGCTATTCCATGCCGCACAGGGTAATATAGATTTAATCTCATTCAAAAACCCAAGGCTTTTATGCTCTGGAAAAAGAGCTTCTCCTTGTTTTCTGTATTGCTCATCATGTTCTGCAATAGCGTGATATTTCAAAACTTTAATGCTCGGCTTCACTTCAACTAGCCTGCCAATTAAATCATCAACGTGCCAGCGGGTACAGATGCACAAAAACGCCCCTTGATCACTAAACCGAGTTGAAAAATCAGACGTGAACCATTCCCATGTTTTGTCTCTTATTGTCGCGCTATTAGCTTCAGCACGTCCCTTGGTGTAGTCATCAATAACGCCCCAGTCCATCGTCTCTCCAGTGATTGGACCACCTATTGTTGTGTTTCTAAAATACCCATCTTGACCGCAAAGAATTAAATCGAGAGTTTTGTGCGTTTGATTGAAATTAGGAAATATTCCCTTATATTTTTGTGTTGCAATAAACCGCTGTATTCTGCGATTTGACCTAGTTCCAAGCGCGTCACTAAATGACGCATAAATAATCTTCAATTCACTCTCAGGGTAATCACTATCTTTACCCATTGCCCATAAAACAAAATCATTGATAATCGTACTTTTTCCATGCTGCGGTGGCGCAGTAATGACTAACTGTGGACGTAGCCCAGACACATAATCCTCATAAAATAACTGTAATTGATAGCTTACTTCCTTTTGCCACCAACCAACCTTTAGTCGCTTGTGTAAATATAATCTAAAATGCCAAAAACTGGACCTTGCCAATCGCTTTGCTAATTCAGATTCGGCCTTCATTAATAATACGTTTAAGCTCATCATCTGTTAATTCTTCAACTTCACTTTTAACAACAAGATATTTATTAGCTTTAGTAATAAAATCACCGTTTATTTTACATAGCATTTCACAGGCTTTTAATTTATCAGTGTCCTTAACTCTCGATGATTTTATTAAAAAAGATAAAAACTTTTCTCGCTGAATTTTAGTTAAAGATTCAGTCTCTTCAAAAATAGAATCATCAAACAAATCATCTTGTTTCATATTGAGTTTTTTAATTAAAGTATTTCACTCTAATTTTTAAACCTATCTTGAAGATCAATATTACCGCGTTTTTCAATAACACTGGCCAACAAATTACTGAGCTTATTAAACGCATCTGTCGACTCCTTTCGATCCGCTTGCGCCATTATTGACATCTTGTCGATTTGTATCGTGAATTGAAGTGTTACTTTTTCAATATTTACATCATGAGCCGCGTTAATGCGCTCAATTTGCGCTGTGTGTTCATCATCTTTGCGATTCTGTTCACGAATCAGCCACCAAATGAATATGAGTAAAACAATGCACAATGCCCCGAATGCGCCTGATTCTGCAACCTTTTGTACCGCGCTGTCTGGATTCATTTATTGCCCTTATTTTTTATTGACTGGTTTCTTGCGCCATAACGCGCAACAGAAGACATCTAGCTGATATAGATTTTTACCCTGAGAAAAGTGTATCCCTCAGTTCCTATTTTAATCACTGGTACACCTCCACTATCAGGCCCTGTACCAGCTTAATCATTCGCATAGCACGCACAGGGGTTTGTTTGTAATACAAACTATGCTCAATACCCAGTACCACAGCAGTCACATCATCACGGCGCATTGCTTGCAGGGTATTTTTAAACGCTAATACCCCATCAATACCCATCTGAAAGACCATATTGATAATCACCACCTGATACTTTTCGGCCAGTGCATCAAAATAAGAAATTCTTTGCCGAATGCCCTGCATCACCTTAGCCAGATCCTGATCGAATAATGCTGTACATTCTGCATCAGTAATCGCCTCATTCAGTTTAACGTGCCTGTTCAGCAGGGTTAGCGCAGGGTCGGCATTAAGATTATGCCCGATGCCCACTGTTAAAAACCCCTGTGAGCAGTGATAAGCATTTAATTTTTTTCCCTCATCGAATATCAGCATCTTACGAATATCAATAGCCATCACACATCCTCAAGTTTAATTAGTAGTCATCTTAAAATACAGGGAAAAAAAAAACCCGCAGGAGTTAAGTCCTACTGGGTTTTCTCTTGTCGCTTAGCAGCAGAGAGGATTTTAACAGCTTGCTAATAACTCAAAAATATCCAAATTAACAACTTGCATACTGTACGCCCGCTCTTTAACGCGCCGTATTTGTCGCTCAGTGGTATTGAACTGTCTGGCAAGTTGGGCGTTAGTTCTACCCAGTGCAACGCCTTTGAGTATTACCTGCTCTTTCTGCTTGTTAATAATCCCAACACACAAATCAATTTCAAGCTTTGTACTACCGTATCTGTGGCATAAGGATTTAAATGCCTCAAAGCCAATGTAGGCCACTAGCGCATGGTGTGGTTTAGCATTTTTTGGGATATTCAAATGTGTACCGCCGAACTGCTTAACCAGCACCATAGCAGCTTCAATTCCCACTACCTGCACCAATTCAGCCATGCGTTTCGGCAATAAATCCTGTGAGTAAAACATTTATCCTCCAAAATATCTGTAAATTGTATAGCTTATGGTCGGTTATGCGCGTCCATACACAGGCAGCATTTTTCCTTATGCGGCTATGTCTTCCTGCTTTTCTTCTGCTGCCTCTTCATAATCAGATGCCTCTTCTGGAAAGCTATCGCACTCATCATGCAATTTGTTTAACTCATATTCATGACGCAGACGATCAAGCTCACCCTTGCCGCTCATAATGTGATTAATCATCCACAGATTTTGGTCAACGAGACTATTGAACTGGGACGCCTCCATCGGATGTCCTTTTTCGTCAGAAATTCGATTAGCTTCAGCTATCGCCTGCATTCTTGCGTAAATAATTTTAAGTTCGTCAAGCACAGCCGAAACATCATTACCCATGTACTCAACCGCCGCCCGTAAAAAGCCTTTGGCAACGACTTCTTTAGTGATTAACGGCAGGTTTTTGGTGTTGGTATTAGCTTCAATTGTCGCGATCAACTGCATATCTTTGTTGATTTTTTGGCTGGTGATAGCAATGTCGGTTATTGCCACAGCGATTGGCTCGATAACGACAGGGAAAAGTTCAGTTTGTGAATATGACATGGTTAAATCCTAAATTGTGATTGAGTTGAATTGTTTTTTTTAGCAGATGGTTTCCCAGTGTGCTGGTGGTGTGCTTTGGTTATTGCTGAATGACACTTACTGCACAAAGTAAGCAAGTCATCCATTTTTTCATTCCCGAAGTTATCGTAATGACGATGATGCACCTCAAGTTTTCTTGTGCTTGTGCAAGTTCTGCACTGAAAGCCGTCTATTCGTAGTCTCTCGCAGCGTTTAAGCCGCCATTTCTCGCTAATCATGTACTGGGTGTAGCGTTGGTGTTGTTCTGTCATTTCACGCCCCTAAAATTCACGTTTTGTTTTTCCAGTAATGATGCTGTTCATTGGGCAGCCTCGACGACTTCATAATCTGGATTTAACTGTATTTCTACGCTTGGCTTGGCGAACGCCTCTGGGTTATCTCGTTTAAGCTGAGCAATTGCTTCAAGGGCTTTTGATTTAATCAACAAGTTATGCTCTTTGATTTGTTCGGCTTTTGTTTTTTTAGGGACACTGTTGTCAATAACCAGTTTCAGCCCTGCTAAATTAGCCTTTGCTTTTTCTGGGTTTGTTTTCTTCAAAGACTCCTCAATCAATCCAGATGCTGTCGCCGATGGTTTATTAAGTCCAAGTAAAAGCTGGTCTGCGTGATTGCTTGCAAGTAGATTTAACTTACTGGCTTCATTAATCACCTCAATGCGTTGTTGCTTATCATCGCCAAGCGTTACAAACCACTCTGGAGCCGGTGCGTTTTTGATAAGCGAGGCGTATTTCTCTTTGAATGCCCGTGCCGCTGAAAATCTATCTCCATCGTGATAAAGCGACTCAGCAATCCCCAAAGCCTCCATGATTTCCTTGGTAACGATAAAGCTGGAGTCATCGTCTCCAATCATGGGTAACGCCTTAGCCCATGCCTCTTCAACTCCAAGATGTTTATTGCCGACAACATCCTCAATAATTTCAATAATGTCATTTGGCGTTGGTGCAAACTTTGCGGTTTGTCGATGACGTTTTACGGCTTGCTTGATAACATCAAGGCGATAATGCTCTAGGTCTTCAAAAATCAGGATCATGTGGTTTTGTTTAAATACTTTTCCTGCTGCCATGATGTCGTGCGTAGCTGTCCATAATTCGCAAAACGGAATAAATTCATTCGCCTTGTTCATAGCCAATGTCCTGCTTGTTTTTGCTGCTGTGCGTCAATGACAACTGCGGTTGAGTCGATAGCATCAGGGTCTCCGCATTCGTCTGGGAGATAAAACTCGTGTTGCGGCGGTTTTTTTGTGCCATAATTTGCACCTGAATTGTTCGGTTGATGATTTGAGCCTCGATTAGTGTTTGCTGCACTATCGGGGCTTTTTTGTTTATTGCGCTCTGACCATCCCCGCGCCGCTGCTTTCCAGTCTTTCATTTTTGACTTGCCTACCATCCAGCCTTTTGACTCGTAGAAGTTAATAAACGCGCTTGCGTCTAGGTTTAGGTTTTCATTGGCTACTAGCTCACAAACTTCTGGCAATGTCGGTACCTTGAAAACTACCCGTTTAATTTTTTCAATTCTCTCTTGCGGCGAGTTATCGCCTAGATTTTGATTTATATCTGTATCTGTATCTGTATCTGTATCTGTATCTGTATCTGTATGGTTCAACGGACGTTCAACGTCCGTTGAACAGGCGTTGGATTCATCTTTATTATCAACATGCTGTGAAAACTTTCTTTTTTGTGCGGAAGCCTTTCCTGCGACCTTAGCCATGTTAGACTTGCTATTTACCGCTAATAAATCACGTTCAATCCTATTGTGAATCCACTCGTTTTCCGTGACTTCAAAGAATTCGCTTAACGTCTCTCTAGCGTCTTCCCATTCTTGTTCACTCATTCGCGCAATAATTGCCAAGCGTTTGTTCAACATCCGTTCATCTTTCGCTTTAAATGATTCGCCTCTTTGCCAGTAGTTAAATATGAGTAGCAGATACGCACCATGCTCAATCGTTGTTAGGTGAGCCGTGTCTGCTAAATAATCAGCCGCATAGAGTTGTATGTAAGGTAATGCCGCCATTATCTTTCCTCAAACTTGGTGCATTCTCTGGGTAAATCAGGCGTAAAGCTTTTGCCGCCCAATTCATTACGCCAAAACGCGGCGTTTACTGTTGTATTTCTTTCGCCGTTGCATTGCTCACGCATTTTCTGGCAATCGCCAAAGCGACCTTTGGTCTGGCTTGGGATGAAGTTTTTGCAGGGCTTGCAAGTTTTTTGCTGGCTTGAGTTACTCATGACTAAGCCTCCTCAAGCACACGATAACGCTTCTCGAAATACACCTGACCTTTGCCTGTGATGCGTGTTTGAAATGCAGGGTGTGATGTGCCTT